TATCGAAAACATCAATTTAAAGCTTATGGCAAGTAGAGCGTCCGACCTCGAAAGCCTAAGCTTTTTTTATTATGAAAAGATTAACACAACAAGAAGTTATTCAACGATTTACTGAGATTCATAAAGGTAAATACGACTATTCAAATGTACAATATAGTAATAGTCAAACAAAAGTAAAGATTATTTGCCCAATACATGGAAGTTGGTTGCAAACACCTAGTGATCATTTCGGTGGACATGGATGTTTAAAATGCGATGTAGAAACTAGAAAAGAGCTTAAATATACATTAGAAGAGCTTCTACAGAAATGCAGAGATAGATATAAAGATAATTACGATTACTCAGGTATAGTAAGTTATATAGGAATTACATTTCCAATTACTATTAAATGCAACATACACAATACTACAATTAATACAACCTTTCATAGACATTTAAGTGGAAAAGGAGGATGTAGAAAATGTCAATATGAAGGAAATGCTGCAAAAGCTAATTTAGGAGCTGATATTTTTATAAAAGAAGCAAAAAAAGTGCATGGAAGTTTATATGATTACTCAAAAGTAATCTATAAAAATAATACAACTAAAGTTGAAATAGTATGTAAAAAACATGGATCTTTCTTTCAAATTCCAAATGCTCACAAGGATAGTAAACAGGGATGTCCTAGCTGCAAAGAGTCAAAAGGGGAGACAAAAATAAGAGTTTTCTTAGAATCAAACAAAATAGAATTCATACCTCAACATTCTTACAAGGATTGTAAGTACAAGAACAAACTATTATTTGATTTTTATTTACCCAAATATAATTTAATAATAGAGTTTGACGGAATGCAACACTACGAACCTATAAAATGGCTACACGGAAGATCAGATTATAATTTTGAATATCAACAGTTAAAGGATAGTATAAAAAATGAATATTGTAATAATAACAATATTCAACTACTTAGAATACCTTATACTGAGATGAATAATATTGAAAAAATTATTAGTAAATATTTGGATTTATAAAAAATATTTCGTATATTTAATTATTAATAAATTAGTTATGAAAATTGTATTAGAAAAAGGACAAAGATTATTTTTTACAAGTGATACTCACTATTGCCATTCTTCAATCTGCAGTGCAACCACTAAGTGGGTAGGTGCTTCAAACTTGACAAGAGAATTTAAGTCACTTGATCATATGAACAGTGCCTTAGTCAACAACATCAACAACATGGTTGGTGAGGATGATATCTTAATCCACTTAGGAGACTGGTCATTTGGAGGATTTGACAGAATACAAGAATTCAGAAGTAGAATACTTTGTAAAAACATTCACTTGGTACTTGGTAATCACGATCACCACATCGAAAGAGATAGGGAAGGGGTACAAAAACTATTCTCTTCAGTACAAAACTACTTGAGATTGGAAGTTGTAAAGCCAATTAATAAGTCGTTAACAGATAAGCATATTTTCATTTGTATGCACTATCCAATCGCATCATGGCATGATATGAACCAAGGAGTAATTCACTTGCATGGTCACGTTCATTTACCTTCACACCTACGAATAGCAGAGGGTAAAGCAATGGATGTTGGAGTAGATGGAAATGGTTTAGAGCCTTTATCACTAGGACAGATCCTTATGATAATGAAAGATCAACCAATTAAAAAATTAGCCTTACCAAAGGATCATCACGAAAAGAGAATTTAATATGAAATATCAATTCAGACCCTATGCAATGATGCAACCTATTGCAGTAACACTAACAGGTAAAGTTTATGAAAAAGGAGAACATCCTCTATACACAGAACATAAAATTATTGAGGTTGTTGATGGAGAAGGTGAAATGCATTATGCTTTTGAAGATGAACTTAAATCAGATGAAGTAAAAGAAAAAGAAAGAATGTATAGTGAAGAAGATATGAGAAAAGCTATTCAAGAAACAATTACTTTGATGAGATATAGAGCTACTGAATTTAGAGAACACGAAAATACTGTAATTGAACAATTTAAAAATAAATAATATGAAAGAGTTATTTCTCCTTCGTGGAGTTCCTGGATCAGGTAAAACAACATTAGCAAAGTCATTAGGTGGATCACATATGGAGGCTGATAAGTATTTTATGGATATGGGTGAATATAAATTTGACCCTACTAAATTAAAGGAAGCTCATGCTTGGTGTCAGAATGCAGTAAAAGTTTGGATGGTAAATAGTACGGAAAAGGTAGTAGTATCAAACACATTTACTCAGGAAAAAGAATTAGAGCCTTATTACCAATTAGCTGAAAAATACGGTTATAAAGTATTTTCACTAATAGTGGAGAACAGGCATGGCGGAATAAATGAACACGGTGTGCCACAAGAAACTTTAGATAAAATGAAAAATAGATTTGAAATTTGCTTGTAGAATCGAAATAAATTTCGTATATTTAGGTATAAATTTAAAACAAAGGTTATGATAGCATCTGAAGAAGCTAAGGAGTATATGTTGAATGCATTTAAAGTACCAAAAGAGTATTTAGGAGGAATACCAAAAGGTACTATCAATATGGTAATTGGTAAACCTAAAAAAGAAACAATTCCAGAATTAGTTAATATACCAATGATGGTTAGTATGGATGGAAAAAATTGGAAAAAAAGAAATGTAATTGCGGTAACAAACGGAACCTATGTAACATCAAATAATATAAAAACCGATGCCGATACTGAGGAAGAATTCAGGTCAATCGATTATTGGAAATTTGCTAAAACTATTTAGTTATGAAACAAAACGAAGAACAAATACTATGTGCTGCAATATGGCTAATAGAAGCAGAAAGAGCAACTCACAGACCTATCAACACACCTGGAGGAGTTGTTATCAGTGGGTTTAGACATGGTCATTGTATTTCTTCTATAGTATCACTTACAGGAAAGAGATTACATGAACATGGGGAACATATACAGGGATTTATAACAAATAAGAATAGATTTGTTGATAGAGAAGAAGGTGCTAAGATTTGGGTCAAAAATGGAGGAAAACTAAATTACAATTCAATAGAACTATACTCAGAAGATTTATATTAATAAAGTTATGAAAGAAGCATTTGAAGATTACTTACAAAGACTAAAAGACAGACGTACAGAAGACAATTACAAGTACACTGATGAGGATTTTACTAAATACGAAGGATATATCAGAGATTGTTGTAAAAGTGGAATGAGTGTTTATAAATGTCTAGAGTTTATGTATTTTGCAGAAAAAGAAATTAAACTCGAAGATGTTTTCAATGATGAGAAAAAAGAAATAGTAATAAAAGTAATACAAGAACATAAAGATGGAAAATAATAAATCACCAAAGAAAATTGAACTAGAAAAACAAATATTCCATGGATATAACAATGCTCCAATGAAATGGTCAGACATTAAAAATTTACAATTAGAAGACGAGGATGTAATCTACTCAGGATGGGTTGATGATGACAATTTTGACTATCATGGGTACTGGCATAATCAGATTACCAGAATAGTTGAGGAGACCGATGAAGAGTTTAATAGAAGAATTGCAAGAAATAATAAAAGTGCTGAAGAAATGAAGCAAAGGAAATATGAAAGTTATTTAAAACTAAAAGAAGAATTTGAAAATGGAAAATAACAACAGCTGCTGTTTTGTAGCAAAAATAAATGAAGTAAGAGCAATCGAAGGAGCTGATAACATCGAATTAGTAATTGCAGGTGGATGGAATGCAATCACTAAAAAAGGTGAATTCAAAGAAGGTGACTTAACTGTCATTGCAACTACTGATGCAGTAATTCCTGAGAAACTATCTGAAAAGATGGGAGTTGCAAACTACCTAAGAAAAGGTACCAGAGTAAGAACTGTAAAGTTAAGAGGAGTTTATTCTGAATGTTTAATCATTCCAATGACTTACCTTAAGGGTAAAGTCACAATGGGTGACTGGGATATAAAAGAAGGAACTGACTGTATGGGGTTGTTAGGTATTACCAAATACGAACCACCAGTTAAACAAATTCAACTTGCTTCAGGTAGAAAAATTAAATGGAGAGACAATCAGAACTTCCATATCTACTATAAATTCCCTAACCTTAAAAACGTAGGTGGAATGTTTACAGAAGAAGATACAGTAGAGATTTCTCGTAAAATTCATGGTACAAATGCTAGATATGGTATTGTAAAAAAGACTAAATTGTCATTCTGGGATAAAGTAAAAAAATTCTTTAGATTAGCTGATAAGTGGATTAACTACGAATACATTTACGGTTCACATAACTGTGAGAAAGGATCTGACTCTCAAGGATTTTATTCTGAAGATGTTTGGAAAACAATTGCTGAGAAGTATGATATTAAAGCTAAGCTTTGGAAATATGTTAAAGATACAGCTAATATTGTAGACATTGGAAGTGGTATAGTACTCTATGGAGAAATTTATGGAGCAGGTATTCAAAAGAACTATGACTATGGATTGGATGATATTAAATTTATAGGATTTGATACAACTATGAAAGGTGACTATAATTCACCAGCTGGTACTTACGGTGCATTTCATTCACTAGACTTACCTTATATTGAAGTACTTTATTTTGGACTTTGGAATCAAGAAGTACAGGATAAGTTTGTATTTAACAACTTCATTGAAGGAACAAAAGTACCACATGAAGGAATTGTAATCAAACACAGTTCAGGTGATAGAAAAAAAGTAGCAAAGGTAATCAATAGCGATTATCTTATTTATGGTGAGAAACACGACATAGGGGATAGTCATTAGTCATAAATGG